GGTCGACTTCTGCAATGGTGTACGCCCTGCTGTCTTCAAGCAGGATAGATACCAGATCCTTTCTGTGTCCATACCGGGCAGATGCAACAAGCTGCTCTTTACTGAACTTCTGTTCTTTTTCTGTTCCGGCCGTCTGCCCGTTCCCTGCCTGCCCGGCTGCTGTAGCCTTTTTCTTAACTGCCAAATCCATTTTCCTCCTTCACTGTGGTATGCGATGCCATTTCATCCATCGCAGGTACTTCCTCCTGCTCCCCATAAAACAGACAGTCATAATTGACAAAGAAGCTTAACACCCCATCCACAATCCGGCAGTGCATCTTCGTCCCCCGTATGGACCTCCCCGCCGTGATATACTCCAGGCACTGGTACATCCGCTCCTCCGCCCCGTGACACTCCCGGTTCCCGTTTTCCACTGACTGGGGGAAGTACTGGACGCAGAACTGGCTGCGCTTTAAATACTTTCTCCCCCTGACCAGCGTCCTGGATGCCTCCAGGCACTGGATAAAAAAACAGGGCCCTTTAAGGTCCTGCCGGATTTCCTCCATATAGATTTCATGTCCGCTGCCAAATTCTGCGGCCAGGGCGGCGCTGATCCCCTCCATAATGGAACTGGTCATTTCACACCTCCCAGAAACTTCTGTATCCTTCTTTCCAGCACCCTGGGGGCAATGGTTTGCAGTTCCTGCTCGGAAATTGTCATCATAAAATGACCCTTGACCCAGCCTCTGTGATTGGTGGTTCTGTGCCCGTACTCCACATAGGGCGCATACTCCACCGGGTTGGTGATGTCAATCTTATAGACATTCCCTTCCTTCCGGATCTCACCCACAGTCCAGCCCCGGCGGAGGGTTCCTCCTTTTTTCCCGCTGGTGTTTACCCGCTTTTTGTACACATCTCCCTTTTTATGGTATTTGGAATCACGCTTTGCCATCACTTCCACCTCACGGGAATAATGCCCTACCGGGGTGCGTCTTTTCACCATAGCCAGCAGTCTGGCCGCCAGGTCCTTCGCACACGCCTCCATAAACTGGTCTGAGGTTTTGCCCAGGCTGTTCAGACTCTTTTGCAGCTCTGTCAGGCCGGAAATCTTAAAACTGCCCGTTTTTCCCATTAAGCCCACCTTTCTGACGGCTCCAGAATAATCTCCTGGTGCGTGGGATACACCGCCGGAATACCGCTGCTCCCATAATCCCTGGTCACACCGTCCTGGGTTACCGTGATCTTCGACCCGGCCGCCACCGTGATATCCGGAGACAGAAACAGCCGGATAACCTGGGTGACCTCCGCCACCGACTCTGTCTGTCCGGCAGCTTTCAGGGTCTCAAAGGACAGTCTGCACGGCTGGTCCTCCAGCACCACGGCTTCCCGCTCTACAGTCAATCCCGTCTTTTCATCCCGTACCTTCCGGTATTCCATGACTGTCATTCTGCCGGAATAGAGGGCCTCCTGGGCCCTTCTGGCGGCCCCATACGCCTTCTGGACAGCCCCTACCACCGGATTCTGCGGAAAGCACCAAACTCCGCCCTCCCATAGGACAGCAGGCCGGATATAAAGGCAGACAGCCTCTGCTCCGGCGTCTGGCTGCCCTCCCCCACGGCAAAAACCGTGTTGGTGTCCCCGGTCTGGACCTGCTTCACCGCACACTCCAGGTCAAGCCCTTCTAAGTCTCCTGGCGCAAACGTCCGCTTGGCCTGCAAAAATTCCCCCACAGCCATGTCTGTGGCGATATGTTCCAGCCCTTCCGGCACTTCCTTCCAGTTGATCTCGTTGAGCACTGTGCTGCGCACCTTTTCCACGCAGAAGGCCAGGGAACATCCATCCCCTTCCTTTAGCTGGTAACCCAGAGACTCCAGCCGCTTCTTTACTTTTTCCACGTCAAACACACTGTCTCCTCCTTCCGGCTTACCCGCGGGAAATGATCCTGGCAATGGGGATCGCCTTGTGGCTGACTGTCTTGCTGTCCCCGTTGCTGACCAGGGACCAGTTGGTTCCCTTTTTCAGTTCCTCATCCGTGGGGCTGTTGGTTTTCTGCTCTGCTTTCAGGTAAGAAATACCGGCCACACTGACGGCGTTGCGCCTGCGGGAGATAAGGGTATCTTCCCCGCCACGGGTCTTGGCGTCACGCACCATCTCATAGGGCACTTTCGCCCCAATGGGTTCAAAGCCGATAGCACCTTCACCCAGAATATAGGTGGTGTACTTTGTATAGGCATCCTGCGCCTGGCCTTCCCCGGAAGCTGTAACAGCCGGAACCACCTCGGCAGGCTTCAGGTTTTCCAGGTTCGTGGCAACGGTGGAATGGCAGATCACAAGGCTGAATTTCTGCTTGTTGTCGCCGCAGGCCTTCTGGATCGCCACATTCAGGGAGGTCGCCCCCACGCACTGGTCCTCTTTCGTCGCCCCTCCGGAGATATCGCAGGTGTGCTTTTCCACAAATTCAGCGTTGGCTGCCTTAACCGTCCCCTTCCCGGTTGTGGACATGCAAAAACGCCCTCCAGGATTGCCAGCAGCGTGGCCTGGTCCACTTCATTCCAGTAGCGGTTGATCTGGTTCCTCACGTTGGCCATGAAGTCCACTCCACCGGTCACGTCGTAGGAGAAGTCTGCTTCTGTCCAGCCCTTCATACGCCCATAGACAAAGACTCCCTGCTCAAAGGTGTCCGTATTTTCAGCGGTCAGGCTGGTCTCCCCGTCATAGTTCAGCGCATCCCCTCCGATCAGGCCGAAATAAGGAAGAACCGCATAGACCGTCCCGGTCTGTGAATTGGTGACGAAGGTCTCCTTCAGACGCTTCTCCGAAACGATCGCCTTGGATTCTTTCAACTTGTTCAGCTTCACGTTTGGGACTGCGGACATATACTTCCCAAAAGCCTTTTCATTAAAACTCTTTGCATCAAATTTAGCCATGTTTCATCATCCTTTCTGAAAAATATTATTCGGCATCCGGGTTGTTTTCGATGTAGGCCGCCAGTTCCTCATAGGTCATCTTTGACATATCCACCTTTGCCTCAGGCTTCACATCACCAGAGGCCCCGGGCTGGAAACCCTTGAATGTAGCTTTTTTGTCTGCAAACAGATAGGCATCAGACTTTTTCAGGGCAGCAAGCTGGTCATCCCACCCGGTCAGTTTCCCGTCTTCCCCAAGCTTCACCTTTGAGACATCCAGAAGTGCCCGGACTGCCTTTGTGTTTTTTGCACCGGCTGCGGCCAGGGCATTTTCCATGGCATTGTCCAGCCTGAGCTGGGCCAGCTCTGCCTTATGGGCCTTCTCCTGGTCCGCGTTCTGCTGTTTCATGGTCTCGATCTGCTTTTTCAGTTCCTCATTGTCCCCTGCGGAGGCTTTCAGTGTCTCAAGCTGTTTGTCCCGGTCTGCCACCTGGGTTTTTAGCGTTTTGTTTTCCTCCACAGTCTCATCATGCTTTGACTTCTCCACATAACCTTTCAGTTCCTCCAGGGAAGCCTTTTCCGCCTTGGCTGCCAGTTCCTCACTGATGCCAAGGGCAATAAATTCTGATTTCTTCATTTTCGGTTCCATCCTTTCATTGATTTTCTATTTCACCCATAGATGGGAGATATTCGGATCACCTTACCCTTTCACCCTGACCTTCTCACGGCAATTCGGACATATGATCCTGTTTTCCCATTCGTTCATTCCGGTCTGAACGGTTTTGACATCCTCCTTTTCATATTCAAGAAAAGCGTCACAAAAGCAGCAGGTCACATAATGCCTGCTTCCATACCGGATCAGTTTTACCGCCACAGTCATCACCCCTTCCTGAAAATTGGCAAGAAAAAAGTACTTTCAAAAAGTTTCTTTTCAAAAGTACCTGTTTTCTGTAATATTCATTCTGGTTTTTGCCGCTCTAATGCATATGTTGTTAGTGAACCACAGTAAGCGCAGTAAATATCATCATCCGCATAAATGCGTCTGGCACACAATGCCGTTTTGTTTTCGGAACAGCGATTTGGTGACTTTTCCAGCTCCAAACCACATTTAGTACAATAGTTTTCCAGTTCTGTATATTCTCTCCTGCATTTCGGACATATCTTTTTCACATTCCTCTTCCTCCTAGTACTGAATGATTACCCCGTCTTCGTCCGGTTCTGGATGAAGCCTGGCATAGAACTCTTCAAATTCTTTTTTGGCCCATTCAGGGGCGTCATCTTTGATATGCCATTGTTCATCTTCACCGAGATATTCATACCCTTCCTGTATGAATCTTGGCATTTCTAATTCACCTGAAAATGCTGGCTTATCCACGCTATTTCACTCCCAAAATATTCAGCATTGCCTGGTATCTGTTAGCATGTCCTGGTACACAAAATACCTCCGCCATGCCTTAGCACTCTGTCTCTCACATCGAAAAAGTTCCTTTTCCCAATTCTTCTAAAATCTTAGTCTCCCCCAATTCTTTTAAACGAGATTCGATTTCTTCCATAGTCCTTTCACGCTCACCCGGAAGCCAAAGGCACCCATGGTCAGAGAATTCCCCTAACAACTCACGAACTTCTTTCTCATTTCTTTCATCTTGCAACCATCCCAAAGGAAGATACATCATTTCACACCTACTTTCTGCATTGCACACGACATGATTCCGTAGTACACGGTTTGTTCATCACTTGACAACAACGCTAATTCTTTGTCCATTGCCGATTTCAAATCTCTTTTCATTTGATTCCGATAATTTTCAAATCCTGGCATATTGGCAAGAAACATATCAAATAATTCCTCTTCATTATCTTGGATATACTGGTGATACTGCGTATAATAATCATCCGCTAACTTTACCCGTTTCATTTTCTTTGATAACTCTACCCATAAAGCCCCTTTACCATTTTTTCTATCGGTAAACGCAATTCTTCCAAAATCCTGAATCGTTGCACATGAGGAGTATTTATCAAGTTGTTTTAGCCTTGGCAAATTCCTTACAAGCTCTTTTGCGTAGGACGGAGCCAATTTATCTGTCACGCCGTATCTTTCTAATAAATAATGGGCTGAGGATTCTGTAAAAGTCTCTTCAAGGCTTCTCCACGGTTCCTTTATTTTATAATCGGGTGTTAAGCCATCCCATTCCTTGCCCTCCGCCAACAAATGGTGTGACTCATGGAAAGTGGTTTTGATCCTATGGATCATTGATCTATCATCGTTTACATTCAATACATATTCCTGATAGTGAATGGTATTTCGAGTTGTCCCGCTACCAAAAGCACAGTAACCAAAATTTTCCGATCCCTTGACACTGATCTCAATGTTTTTGCGGTCAATGCCTAAGTTGTCAATAAACTGTTCAGCAAACGCCTTGATATCATCACTTGTTTTGACATCTGAAATACTCGGAAGGTCTTTCATTAGTTCATCCTTCGCTTTCATTTTATCACCCGGATGCGTTTTCTGCAACCTAGATTTGTCCCCGTCTACCATCGCCGCTTTCCACTCCGGATATGTCATGCCGGCAGGTACATAGTAGGTCTTCCCGTCCTTCCCCCTGGCCGCACGTTCCCCCACAGTATCAAACTCATCCCCGAAATACGGCACTGTGGTTGACCGACAGTACACATGGAACGGCGGCGCCGTGGATCCCGGTTCGTACTGGGACATGGGGAATACTTTGCCATCCATGGCCTGGCAGATATCCGAAGTGCGAGAATCCAGGGTTGCCAGGACCGCATACTGCTCCACACCCAGTTCCTGGAAACAGTCCTTCTGGGCCGCACTGCTGAAAAATGCCGCCTCAGTCATGACCAGACGCCCGGCATTTTTCCGGGATGTGTTCATCTTCCGCGAAATGCCATCAATGGCCTTCTGGGGGTCCTGGCCCAGCAGGATGATCCGGGTCAGCTCTGTATGCAGCTCATTGACAAGCTTCTGGCGGTTCTGCCATATCCGCTGTGAAAAATTCTTGCCGTCTGCTGCCCAGGGCTTCCCAATCACCTTGGAAACAGCCCGGTTATCCAGGGACGCGAAATCCCATGCCACCCCCATGCCTTTCTGGATCTCAAATGCACTGTGGTAGTAGCCGTCCATGTAGATGCCCCGCATGGCGCTGTCCAGGGTATCAAGCTGGTTTCCGAACAGAACCTCCAGGCTCTGCTGGGTTTGCAGTTTCAGGGCCTCCAGACGGCTGATGTGGAACCTGGCAGAGGCATTTTCCAGTTGCCTGACCCAGGTGCCGCTGACCGCGTTTGCTTCCCCGTAACGGATATAGTCCCGGACATCCCACTTAAATTCCTCCAGTTCCTTTCCTGCCAGCATCCTGCGGGCTTCCTGCATGGTTATGCCGTTGTTTGCGGCGAAACGCCCGTACCATGCAAAGATCTGGACATCAAGCTCCTGCTGGGCCTGCCGGTACTGCTTTTCAATCTCTGCGTAGCACTGGGCCCCTTTCCGGTTCTGGGACTCCTCAATCAGGGCAAACCGCTTTTTCCAGTAAGTACTATCCTTCACCGGAAACACCGCCTTTCAGAAAGTGCGGGATGATCAGACGGTAAAAACGGCACACGGTTCTATTTTTTATTGTAAGATTGAACTTTTTTACCCTTACGACCATCAGCCAAGCAAGCGCACCGAAAAGCCGCCCACGAATAGGCTTCTTATACTCCACTTCAACCGGGACGATCAACACATCAAACTTTTTCACTCTCGCCATTCGGATCACCCTCTTTCTTTGGCGGGAGCTTTCCAGGGATATTCCTCTTCTGCGGGTTGAACGGGTCATATTCTTTCACCAGTTCCTCCTGCTCCTTCTGTTTCTGCTTCTCCAGGCGCTCCAGCTCTCTGGCCGGATCGTCTACCCAGGGATGCTGGCCCACGATGGTCTCATCGGACAGAATTCCCACGGACCTCTGGCAGTTCTCAATGGCCTCCGTCTCATTGATCAGGATATCCCGGTTAAAGACAATGGCCACTTCCTCCCCGTCAAAATCCCCCTGGCCGGTGTTGGCCAGATGGGCATTGACAAACCAGAGAATGTCTTCAAAAGCAGCCTGGAACTCTGTTTCCATGTCGTTGGCGTCCAGATCGATGTCACTGTACATACTCTGGATGTTCATCTGGTTGGGGTTCCCGGACAGCCGGTCGTCCTTGGCGTCGTACCCCATGGCGTTTTCAATCAGGGCCTTCTTGAATATCTCCAGGATCACCCTGTAGTTCTCCGCATTGACCGTGATCTCAAGGGTTTCCACCCCACCTTTGGTCTCCCCGTCATACCGGACCTTGACTGCCCCGAAGGTGGCAAGATTACGCCTGAACTCCCCCAGGTTGGTGCCGTCATAGTTTTTCAGCACCAGTATGGTATTTCTGGCATCCTCCTGCATACTGTTTTCAAAGTCCGACAGCATGATGTTGATGGCATCCTGGAGGGTCTTGACCTTTTTAATCAGCGGAATCTCTCCCTCATTGTATTTTAAGGGGATCAGGGGGATCCTCTGCCAGTTCAGCCCGGTGACACCCCCGTTACCGTCTGCCAGGGTCACATAGGGGCCATCTGACGCCCCGCTTTCAGTGTCCACATCCGGCACCAGGATCCCGTTTTCCAGGATGAATCTGTGGATCCCGCTCTGGTCATACACCTCTACCTTTTCAATCATCCGCAGTACAGTGCCCTCATACCCCTCCACCAGGTACAGTCTTACCGCACAGTCCAGCACCGTGTGTTCGCTGTCCCGCCAGAAGGGAAGTATCTCATAGCCTGGAAACAGCCGGAACGCAAGCTCCCCGTCTGTATCATAATAGGGGTACAGCCATGCGATCCCGCTGTTGATGGCCGCTTTCCCGGCATTTTTCAGGATCCGCATGAACCGTTTGTTGAACACGCTTTTCAGAAGCTCCACATACTGCGTATTGTCCCCCTCCAGGGCTGGAGGCTGCCCCAGCAGGTAGTTGGCCTTCTGGCTGACCATCTTGGCGTACTGGTTGTCAATGATACGGTTGTTTGGCAGGTTCTCAACCACTTCCAGCTTTCCGTCCTCCCCGATCATGGTCCGCTTCCGTTTCAGGATGTCATGTTCATTATCATAGTACAGGTGTCCCTTGATCTGCATGATCCGCTGGGGGCTGCTCTTCCAGCGGGCGATTTCATTTTCCAGAAATTCTTTGTCACTCATACGGCTCCCGGCCCCGCGGGCTACCAGGGCTGAGACCCTGGCTGTCAGAAAACCGGCGAAATCCAGCATACACTTTCACCCCCTTCTTACTGCGGTATAAATTCAAATCCCCGGAAACCGAACCGGCTCCCAGGGATTCCGCTTTATTTCTTTTAGTCAAAACTGAATGCGTCCCCGCGGCTGATTTCCTCGCACGCATACCGCATCGCATCCATCAGGTGGTTAAAATCATCAATGGGAACATTCAGCTTCTTCCCGGTCTTTGCATCCGTGTCCCAGGTGTAGTTGCTGATCTCCGTAATGAAGTTCACGCACCTGGGGTGGGCGATGATGTGGTAATCAGACAGAAAGTCAATGCCGCTGTTTACACTGTCCTTCCCCTTCCTTGCCTTCCGGATCCCTTTCAGTTCCAGCTCCCGCAGGCGGTCAATGCTCTTTGGCTCCGCTGAATCAGCCCGGATCTTCTCCTTGGCATACCCCATCCGGGTGATT